ATCGACCAGATAAGTCGCGATGCGATTCTCCAGCGCGAGCTTGGCCAACTCAACCTCCCACGGAGAACGACATCCAAGCGATGCCGCCTCATTGATCAGCGTCTCCGCCTCATCGCATGTGATACTTGGCATATCGTTTTTCTATGGGTTAAGCCTCAGGCCATCGGACCGCCACGACCGCGCTGCATCACCTCGGCGATGAAACCGCCACCGCCAGGAGCCGCCTCCTCCTCGTACTCCTCCTCCTCCTCGCCACGCTCGGCCATCTTCTTACCCTTCGACTTCTTCTCGTAGCCGGGAATGGCCATGCCATCAATTTCGATGAACTCGGCCTTACCGTTCTTACCGAGGACAATCGTCGCCATCGTCTGGAACGCCTCGCCTTCCTTCAAATTCTCGGGAATCTCAACGCCTTCGGGGAGAGTAAAACTCGGCATACGGGGAGCATCAGATTATGGGGTGCGATGTCAAGGCTAGATGCTCTTTCACAGGATGCCACTTTGAACCCTTTGAAATGTTTTCGAAAGCGGTCAGCGGTTGCAAGTTTGTCCAATGGCAAAGCCGCTTAACCTCATCCGACGACTTGGCTGAAATCAGAGGTACAATGTGGTCGATGTGCCAATGTTTTCCATAGTTCTGCCAAGTCATTCCATCTCTGAACTTAGATTCAAGATGCTTGCGAAGATCATCCTTCGAGCAGCCGATGATTTCAAAACTGCTCATCTCACCCTTCTGTCCAGCGTCGAGATATCGGCGTATTGAGCGGCGCATTGAGTTGGCCATTCGAACAATCGGATTGTTGGCGCGACGGTTTGCCAATGCTTTCGCAATCTTATCCTTGTTGTTTGCGGCGTAAATTTGCTTCGCCACCTTAATCTTTGCCGCATTTCTCTGGCGATAGCGACGCCTTCTCTCGCGAATCGCATCGGCGTTTTTCACTCGGTACTCGCGCTGCTGCCTCAGATATTCCTGCTTATTTGAAGCGTACCTTTTCTTTAACCTTTCACTGCTCTTCTTAATATTTTTCTCAAAAACCTGCTCGTTTACCCAGTATTCGAATGGCGTTCCGTCTGGATTCTTCCCGCAAAACCCCCAGAAAACCATGCCGTCTTCGCGCCGAATTCCTCTCGTTAAGTGCATAAAAATCCCGCCACAGCGTAAACCGTGACGGGATTTGCGTCAATCACCTAAACTCGAATTACGAGCAGATGATGGTCGTTAGCGCGCCAGTGCAACGACGGAAGATGATGGTCATTCCTTGATTGGTAAAGACTGGCTCTACGGCATGAACGAACTCAGCGTAGTGCTGACCCTTCTTCTCCAGAGGATCGGCGCAATCCACATCGAGCTTGTAGGCACCAGTCACCCACTGCCACTCGCCCATGTAGTTGGTCGGCTGCCAGCTCAAGTCACCAACACGGTTCACGGGGCGAACGATATGGCTCTTGATGACGTACGGAGTCGGCACGAACGCACCCTCGTACAGGGCGGTCGTCCAGCTCGGGTTGACGCTGAACACAGTACCCTTCGTGCCGGAGGTGCTGGTGAAGGGCTGGATGAGCGTGTACTTGCCGCCAGCATAGCTGAAGCGGGGCGGGAACAGATTCGGGATATGGCGGAAGTTCTTGATGACCCGATTCGCGCCAATCCGCTTGAGCAGCTCAGCACCCGGACCAGAACCCATATCGGCGAAGCGCAGATCCTCGCGCAGCGCGGCATTGTTCTGAGCGATACGCTGGCTGGCCTCCATGCCGATGTAGAGCGGGAACACCGGGCCGTCGCTGGAGAAGCTGATGAAGCCGGAGCTATCAGGATTCGTCGCGCCATTGCGGATCAGCGTGGCGGCGGCGACATCGAGCATCTCCTGCGTCAGCTCGGAGGTAGCCTGATTCAACGACTGACCAACGGAGCCGGTCTGAATCCAGGGCAGCTCGTTCACACCAGACGGAATCGTCTCCACCTGAGTGAAGGACGAGTCGGCCACCGCCTTGATGGCGTACTTGGCGAACATGTTCTGATAGCGAGTCTCCCAAGAACGCTGCGCGCGAATGGACAGCTTCTCAAGGTACACGCGGAGGAACGCCTCGACGCGATGGTCGAAGGTCAGATCGTCCTTACACAGGAGTGGACCTTTAAGGGCGAAACGCTCAGGACCCCAGGTGACAGCGTTATAGCCGACCGGAACGTCATTGTAGGTGACATCGCAAGCACCACCGTTATCGCCGGGGTTGCCGGACGCGAGGGTGATGGCCGACCACTCTTCAGCCGCAGTCGGCTCGATGGAGGTCGTGGTGAACGAGGTCTGGGTCAGACCGGTACCTTGTGGGTATTCGCCGCGCTCAATGAGGTTGAGCCACATCGAACGGTACGAGGCGCGTTTGTAAACGTCCTGCGCGAGCGACTCGGTAGCCACCGCGAAGGCGTTAAAGACATTGGGACAAGACATGATGAGTAAAATTTCAACCGACGTTATCTGCGTTATGGTAGGCCATCAATTCCACCACACGGTGGCTGATAATCCTACCTCCTTTGCGGAGCGTCATTGCCGCTTAGACAGTTTTGCGATGGCTGACCAAGCCGCCGCCTTGCTTAGGGTCGATGAGCGGACTGACGCATATGAATGGTCGTAATGTCAATCAGAATAGTGGAGGATCGGGAAGTTCATCGGTCAGCTCCGACTGCTCCGCCATGTAGCTTTTGTAGCCGCAGAGTAGGCCAAGTTTGTGTGGCTGGATGATCTGTTCCCGCGCAATGAAGCCTCTGAATGTGTACGGACCTGGAAAGCTCCCGGTCATCAGCGCGTAGAAATCCACGCCTTCGGTCTTCCTGCCTTTGCGCGCATCAACCAGCAGCTTGCCGGTGTCGTACTTGGTCGTTTTGATATCGATGCGGAATCCCGGCGGAGGCGGGATAACCGCGTCGTAGAGCGGATGCGGAGGATCGCGGTCGGTATCCAGATCAGGATACACGTTGAACAACTTACAGAACGCTATCTCGCCGCACATTCCCTCCAAATCAACCGTATGCGCGTCCTCCGAACTGATCTTCAAGTTCGCCTTGTTGAACGAACGATTGCTACCGTTCCTATGCTTTGCCAAAAAATGAGCGAGCTTACGTTCTGCATAGGATAAAGATACAGTTTGACCAATTTTGATTTTATTTAGCATGGTCAAAAAGGTGGAAAATTTTTGAGGGGGGTATCGTAAACGAAGCCCACCCGCAAAGGGGCCGGGCCTCCGCCAGTCTGCCGCCGATTCTGCCGCCAGAAAAGAATTCTTTAGTGTCCCGATAGACTTTCTGTCATTAGCTTAACTTATCATCACCATAAGCCCGCTTGCGACGCACAATACATGTTATGTTTACTTCAAACCAGTCTCTCCCGTGACTTGGATTTCAGCGATTCGATCCGGCATCGATCCAAGTAAATTGATCGAAACGGACGCCGCTTCGCCTTGTTCACTCCATCCGAAAACCAGTGCGCTGCGCTTCGCCACGCTTCCCAGAATAGTCTCACGGACCGATTCATCTTTGATGCCGTCCAACGAATAACCTTCGATCCTCTCAATCGTTGCAGCTGCATCGGCGGCAAGGCGATTCCTGACAAGGATCGAAAGCGATTCTAAGCTTTCGGTTTTCTTTTCAATGCAAACCGTTTGCATTTCCTTTTTAACCTTTGTAACACCCTCTAAGCTTGCCCGTTTGCAAAGAGTCGTTTTGTTTACCTTCAATTTGTCTGCGATAGCGTCCCATTCCATTCCGGCAAGGTAGAGGCTACATGCCCTTTGCCAGACTTCCTTTGGCATTCCCATTCCGGCAAGCTATCGGGACGCAAGGAATCCGGCAAGGAATCGATCTTTACACCGTCAAGATACCGCATTTTCCCCAATGAATCCGCCCCTTTCGCCCCTCTCTCAAAATATTTCAAGAAAAGTTTTGACTCCCCACCACGTCCACCCTAGTCTGTCCGCAGCAATGAAAACCGCGCTCCGAAAACTCTCTTCCTTCCTAGCCCTTTGCCTGACCTACGCTGTCCTAGGGTATGCTTTCTTCTTCATCTTCTTCCGTTCTCAATTCTGAATCTCCAATCCAATCACCAATGAAAGTCCACTTAACCCTCGTTTCTAGCAACGTCAAAACCGGCCCTATTCCGGTTTCAACGTCGGCCGCCGATACCTGCCCGGAAGCCTGCCCATTCAAGAAATCCGGTTGTTATGCGGACTCTGGTCCGCTTGCGTTACATTGGTCAAAAGTAACAAGCGGACAGCGCGGTTTTGATTGGTCCGCTTTCCTGTCTAAAGTCCGCTCATTCCCAGCTGGACAATTGTGGCGTCACAACCAAGCCGGTGATTTGCCCGGTGTTGGTGACAAGATTGACGCGAAAGCGTTGCGCGATCTAGTTGACGCAAACACTGGCAAGCGCGGTTTCACCTACACTCACAAGCCGTTGACGCCAGATAACCTGTCCGCACTACGGTCCGCCAATGAGCGCGGTTTCGTTGTCAATCTGTCCGCCAATTCCGTCAATCATGCGGACCAATTGGCCAAGACAGGTCTTCCGGTTGCGGCCGTTGTCCCGCAAGACAGCCCCGACCGATTCACAACACCCGAAGGAAACCGCGTGGTCATCTGCCCTGCGCAACGTGTTGACGGTTTATCGTGTGACAAATGCCGCCTATGCGCGAAAGGCAATCGGGGCTTCATTGTCGGATTCAAGCCACATGGAACGGGTGCCAAACGGGTGCAACGAATCACAACGGCCGGTTAAAGCAACGTGCCAAGCCATACGAAAGCGTGGCTTGCAACGTGTCTTTAGTCTCCAATCCAAAGCATCCAATCCATCAATCCAATGTTAAACCGTTATCCCGGCCAATGTGTCCAATGTCACGAATACGTCCCGACTGGCCTTGGCACCGTCACCAAGCGCGGCCGTGTCTGGCGCATTGACTGCAACGCTTGCACCGGAAACATGCCCGCAGGCTCCGGCCTGGTCTGCGTCAAAACCTCATCTGGTTGGTCCGGAACCCGTAATGCGCGCGGCCGCTGTGAAGACGCACCCTGCTGCGGCTGCTGCTCTTTCTAAGTCTCAAAACCCAACGAATAAAACACCATGCGACTTGTGGAATTCCTACGCGCGCGCGCCTTCGAAGATCCTTTCATCCTGGCCAACGAACGCTGGCAATTCGTAACCGTCAAACGAGACGACGGGGCGGAGGACATTGGAGTCTATCGCTTCGCCACGGACTTGTGCCACGACTACGCAGACTTTCGCGCGCATTTCAACCTAGCCTAAACCCAACGCATCCAATGACATCAATCCAACGCATAGAAACGGCCGTGGACAACCTCATCAACGGAAATCTTACGCACGCGCGAAAGTCCGCGCGCGGCCTGACATATTCCGACATATTCGACTGGCTGACTTGCCATGTCGGCTGGCCAGAAAACCGCTCCCGCGCGTGTGCGGACTATCTGATCGGCCGCATAGATTACCGCACCTATTGCAACGCGGACCGTTGACCCACCCTACGCGCATCATGCCGAAAGCCTGGTGCGACAGGGTAGGCCACTCTATCCGCAGCAAATAATCCAATGAAAACCATTCACCAAGTCATCCACGAAATTCAATTCTTCGACCCTGCAATCCGCGCATTTGACGCGCATGATCTACCGCAATCCGTCCGCGCGTACCTGCACCATAACTACCGCATGGACGCGCGCCTGACGGATGAGGAGCAGCAATTGATCGAAGTCTCATTCGAACCGTTCGCCGATAATCTGCGCGAAGCATTTCAAGATGACCCACGACCGGACGCTACGCGCTTCTATCTTTTTGACGACCTCAGCCTGTACATCCGCACCAATGCCGGACCGGAGCTATGGGCCGACGCGCAGGTGTTTGTCGTGGAACGCATTCTGCCCCAAATGCGCCTGACGCGCCTGGAGGCTGATTTGATGCGCGAAATCGGAATGGGCGAGCAGGTCAGCGAGGTTCGCGACGACTTTTTCTCCTCCTTCGCGCATATCCTCCATCGCGATTGCGGCATCCCGCACTGCGACGCGCGCGAACATTGGAACGCCTGGTCGAATCAATTGAGCGACTCCGCGTGCGAATCAATCGTCCTGGGCGGTTCCGAATCAGGCCGCGCTGAAGGCCTTCGTTTCGCGTCGGAATACACCACCACCAAAGCCTGAAAACCCAATGAAATCCCACACTCCCGGACCTTTCCCGCTCAAAATCACGCAATCTGACGACTTTTTCGTCATCATCACGAATCAGGGAAACCATTACGCGAAGACTTTCGACCCTACCGCCGCCCATTTAATCGCATCCGCCCCCGATCTTCTCTCCGCGCTAGAACGCCTGGCGCATCCAATGGCCGACGACGACGACCTAGACTACGCGCGCGAGGTCATTAAGAAAGCGAAAGGCCAGCTATGAAAGTCTACTGGACAGCCTTCTACGGCAAATTCCGAAAAAGCGAGTATACGTTCCAAGGTCGAAACGCCAAGCGCGACGCGCATCGACTGGTCAAACGATTCGGCGGTCGTGTGGTTCGTGAAATCATCAAATCCAACGAATAAACCTCTATCGCGCATCAAATCATGCATCCATTGCTCTTATCCGCCCTCATTCAGGTTGAATCAAACGGAAACGACCAAGCGCGCGGCAAACACGGCGAACTCGGCGCGTTGCAGATTAAGTCGATCATGGTCCGCGACGTGAATCGGATCATGGGGACGCACTACGCGCACAACCAAGTCACGAATCGCGCCGTCTCGATCTTCATCGCGGAGTCCTATTTCTCGCACTACGGACGCAATCTCAGCGACGAATCTTTAGCTCGGCTCTGGCAAGGTGGGCCAAAAGCCCTTAAAAGATCGTCCACGCGCGCCTATGGCCGCCGGGTCATGCGCGAGCTTGAGAAACAAACCGCCAAAGAATCCCTGACAGTTGCGACTCGAAACGAAACTCGACAGTAAAAACCCCGCTTTCACCGGACGGTAAAACAACAGAAACCAATGAAACTAACCATTCAGTCCAAAACCAACGCCCAGACGATTGTCGATCTATTCAACGCGATCATAACCGGCGAATGCGAGACGCCAGGAGTCACCCCGCTCTCGATCTACGACGACGACCGGCATATCTGCTCCCTCATAGACGCGGACGGCAATCAAATCCTTGAATTGATCATCGAACGCGAGATTGGCGACAAATTGGTTCAAACCGGCGAACCGGAGACACTGCAATGATCGACCGCAAACAATTCTACCAAAACCTTTCCGAAAAGGTCCTTGTGCAGGCTAGTACGATGCCGATTCAGGAGTTGATCGAGAATCTCGAATCACTCGCGCACATGATGCATTCACCAATGCTCCGCGAGGCGGCGATGCGGCTCCGCAACGCTGATTGCGCGGCAACAATACTGGAGGACTCGCTTTTCTATGCGCGGATGTACCGCGACACGACGAGCGATGGCGATAATCGGCGGAGAATGCTGATCGACGATGCGGAGACGGTTTGCTCGATAATCCGAAAGGGAGGGTGCCAATGATCCGCAATCAATTCGCACCGCCCAAGTTCAAGATCCAAATCAGCGGCGCGATTGGCTGGTCCGATCTGAAGGAGCGAGTGGTCCGATTCGAGACGGTCGAATTCTCCTCGCGCAAGGAGGCGGATCGAGCGGCCAAGGAACTAAACCCCGGCGAGTACACGCAAGGCCGGATTCGCGTCGTGCCGTTCGAGATGGCGGAGGATTACGATGTTTATCCGGTAGCGGAGCGGACCAAGTGAGAAGCCTAAAGCCACTTAGGCTTCATGAAGTTCTGAAACTCTTCGTTGCCAGGAAACTCAGACTTTGCTGACTGATAAGCCTCCTCGAAGAGTTTTGTGAACTCTTCTTTGAACTGCCAAGAAACTCGATCAACCGCGATTCCACGCTCTGCCTGTTTGCTTAAAACATAACCCCTGAGCTTTCCCTTAACCTCATCCAACTCCCATTGCTGCCATGTCTCCATATGCAAGAGCTTCGAATAACGCCTTCTCAATCTTTTGTTCGCGTATTCACACCTTTCAGAAAGTGAATCAAAAAAGAAATTTGAAAGAATCAAATTGCACTCATGGCACGCTGGAGTGCGGGGGCCGAAGTTAGCTGACGCATCCGTTCGCTTTTGCAAAGTCAGCATTGAAAATGGAATCACATGCTCTTGATCGGTTGGAGAAGTTCCGCAGTAAAAACAACTCGACCAGCTTCCAAACCTAAAGTCAGACGGCACCCAATTCTTGAGTTTTTCGATTTCACTCTGGCTAAAAAGTACGTCTTTGGCACTTATCTGCTTCATGTTCAAATTATGAGCCTTCAAAACCAAACCTGCAACCTTCAAAACCCAGATTTGGACGACCACGTTCAAATGCCGTTTAAAGCTCATGGACGTAGCCGAACACACTTTCGCACCTCCGAACGCTCTACGGGCCATTTCCGGCGCAGCGCGGGGCATTCTAGCATTCGTTCAAAACCTGATTTAGAGCGTTCGAGCGGCGTTCGAGGGGGAATTCCGCCGCTGCTCGCGCCACCGCCGTTCAAGGCGGGGGTAAAAAGCGAAGCAGCGAAAGCGGAATTCAAGCTCCCTATTTATAGGGAGTTAGTACTCCCTAATAGGGGAGGTAGTAGGATCTATGCTAACTTTTGACGAAGTGAAAGTGGTACCGCACAGAAGTTAGTTGACGCGAACAAAAAGGAGAGGTATTTACAAGTTCCTATGAGTTACTTAGAGAATGGAGCAACACACCGCAGCATGTTCCGATTGATGGAGCCGCTGCATCACGATGCAGACCCTAACCGCTCGCAGGTCCTGGCCCACATTGCTGAGAACATGCGCTGCGACATGGGTCGAGCGATACGAGCGTTCAATTCGATGCGGCATCCCAAGTCGAAGGTCTTGGTCTTCGATGCCATCCATCGGATGTGGAAGGGTTGCGACTGGGTGCCTGCCGACAACGATTCGAAGGACAGCATGTTCATCGTCGAGCTTCGCACCCTTCAACGTCGCGTGGTGGCGATGGACTCGGAGCTAAAGAAGGCTGTGAAGGAAATCAAGAGGCTGAACAAGAAGTTGGCCAACCGTGATTCCGGCGAAGATTCGAGCGATTCGACTGAGACTAATTGGGCATTTGAGGCTCGGAAAACCCTTGATACGACGAATCACAGCATGAAGTCTGCGGTCGATGCGGCTTGGTCCTGAAAAAATCTTCAACTCGCCGTTGACACGACTCCAGACAACTGCAACACTACGTCCGCAACGATGACCAATTTTTGGCAACTGGAAATAGAGAGCAGGGAGAGCCTGCTACGGGGTATTGGATTTTCTCCCCTGATTGAACATCCAGTTGCCATCTCCCTTTCATGAAAGTTTTTACGGCCAAGGATACAGCGAAGATGCTCCAAATCTGCACCGAGACGCTCCGTCGGATCGTTCGCACCGATGGCATCCAGCACCGGAGAATTGGCCGACGCATTTTGTTCACCGAAGCCGACATCGCGGCGATTCTTGAGAGTCGAGCGATGACCGGAGCCGTGAACCCCTACGCACCAAGAAAACAAAAACAACAAACCGAGAATACAAATGAGCAGCAGCAACCTAGTTCCGACAACACCGCAGCCCCTGACGCCTGTCAGTCCTGACAGCTCCGAATTCTACTCCCGCATTGGCACCTCGCTTGAGGCAGTCAAGGAGCTAGGATCATGGATTGCCCGAAGCGGTGTCTTCAATTGCCAGAAGGACGAGCAAGGCAACATGATTGCCCTTGAATGTCTGGCAACGCGCAAGACTCCGTTCGACTTCAAGCGTGAGTTCCATTTGGTGAACGGCTCCCTGACGATGCGCTCCGATGCCATGCTCGCCGGATACCGCACTCGCGGCGGCAAGGTCATTTGGAAGCAGTTCGATTCCACCGCCGCGATTGGCGTCTGGAAGTATGACGGCAACGAATGCGAAATCGGATTCACGACCGAGGACGCAAAAATCGCAGGATTGCTTCCCGCTAAACCCGGAAGTGGCTGGGCTAAAGACCCTTCCGCAATGCTCCGTGCGCGCTGCATCTCGAAGGCTATTCGAATGCTCGCCCCTGAAGTTGTTGCTGGCGTTTATACCCCAGAAGAGGCCGCTGACTTCGCCACCTCACCAACACCTCAAGCCACCGCTCCGACGCGTCAGACGGTCAATGTGACGCCGGAACACGCATACTCGTACATTGAGAAGCTGGAGCAGATTCTTGAGCCACATTCCGACATCGCCAATGCGTTTCTCATCAGCAAGAACCTGATCAAGGAAGGTCAGAACTTCCGCGATGTCAGCACCAAGGTGGCCAACATGATCATCAGCGACGCTGATGGTTTTATCTCCAAGGCTAAGGCGTTCTCAGCTCCTACAATCGAATGAGCATTCAAAACCGCCACATTAACTTCGACATGCCAGCCGAGAAGTATCACGCCGTTGACGCTCTCTCAAAGTCGATGATGACCAAGATCCTCAAGTCACCGGCCCATTACAAAGCCGCTTTGGAGGAGCATCAAGAGCCGACGAAAGCCATGCAGCTTGGCACGGCGATTCATACCGCTGTTCTCGAACCGCAACTGTACTCTCAGGTTGTCGCCGTGATTCCGCCGGACATCGACGGTCGGAACAAGGAGGGCAAAGCGTGGAAAGAGCAGCACAAGAGCCGCATCCACCTGACTCATGCTGAGGACATCGATGTCCAGGGCGTAGCCAACTCTGTTCGTCGCCATCCGTTCTGGGACATCATCCATCTCAACCACAAGATCGAAGCCAGTGTGTTTGCCGAGGACGAGGAAACCGGCATTCCTCTCAAAGCTCGCCCTGATCTTTGGGTTGAGGACCACACCCTGGTCGATGTGAAAACAACGGACGACGCATCGCCTGAAGCGTTCAGCCGCACAATC